GAGCACCTACACGGCGTGTCTTCTCGCCTACATCCAGAATGCCGGTAATAGCGGCATCGTCGCCGACGCTCAGGTCATCCGTGGTTGTCAACTGCTCGCCCTGAACCGTCCCCGAAGCCGTCAACGTAACGCCGGTAATCGTCCCCACGCCCGTGATCGTGCCCGTCGAACTGATAGCACCCGTGACGGTCAGATCGCCGCCAACCGCCGCATCATCTGTCACGACCAGATCGTCCGTCGCGGTCAGATCGGCAGCCGAGATCGTACCAGCACCGCTTACCGTGCTACCGCTCGCAAGCGCCACGGCACCGCCATCCTCGACGGTCAGCGTACCCCCGATCACCCACTCTGTGCCGCCAGCCGCCCGGTAGTTGCTATTCGCCATCTGCGCCCAGACCACGCCTACGCACAGCGCGCAGAACACAACCGCAATCGTTACCCGTTTCATTTTGTAGCCCTCCTGTAGTCTTTCTTGACCGCCTGCTCGCGCTCCGGCGCTACCAGTTCGGCATAGCCCGCAGCAATCAGATTCCGGGCGTCCTTGTCTTCCCAGTCTGTAACTTCACCGCCCCCAAAGCTCCCGTGAATGCTGCAAGAAATCGCTGTCAACAATCTGATTCGCATCGTCCGCCTCCAGGGACGGAGGCGGAATCACCCGCCCCCGTCCAATGTTGTCCTATGCGTGCATCGTGATCACACGCACTGAACTCGTATCCACGAGACCCGAGTCCGTCCTTGCCGTGCCCTTGAAACCGATCAGATCGTTCACGGCGTAGAGCTCGTCCAGCCGCTGCATCGCCAGGCCCACGCGGTCCACGATCCAGAAGCCCTTGGTGTAGCCGAACAGCACCGACTTCAGGGCCGCCGTGGCCTCCGGGGCATTGCTCGACGTGTACATGGTCTTGCCGAGGATCTTGTCGGGCTGACCCGCTTGCAGACCCGGCTGCCACAAATACTGCTGGTCGCCCGTCTTCAACTGGCGGATCAACTTCACCGTCGAGTCTTTCATCAGCCATACGCCATCGCGCCGGTATTCCTCGGAAACCGAGTGGTACAGGGTGATCAGTTCGTCCGCAGTGATCGCCGTGGCGCTTGCGCTCGTCACGCCGCTGGTCGCCGCATTGAAGATGCCTTCCGGGTATGTACCATCCCCGTTCACAAAGGCCGCCTCTTCCAGCACGCCCATACTGCGGGCCAGTTTGCGCATCAGATAGGCGCTGATGTTGAACATCGAGTCATGCAGCAGTTCGTTCGAGACCGTGATGATACGGCCCATCTTGTACGCCAGGAAATCCACGTACGTGATCGTCTCTTGCGCGACCGCAATCGCCGCGTTCTCGTCGTACCACGCTGCCACGCCCTCGGTGTCTTCCTTCACGATTCGCATCGTCCCGCTCTTAGACGAAATAATCGTCGCCAGCTGGCGCATGATATTCGCCTCTTTGCGCGTCTCCTGAAACTGGCTGTACCACTGGTTCGGAACCGAGTACCCGCCCGAAGCGTCGGTCCCGACCAACTGCGGGTCCGTGCTCGCGCGCAACTCCGGCTCCATCCCGCTCTGCTTGTCGCGCACGTAAGTATCGAACGCTGCCGCATAGCGTTTTTCCCGCTCGTCTTGCTGGGCTGCGGCCGGCTCCGCCGTTTCCAGCGTCCGAGTGACCGGCTTGTCAAGCCGCTTTTCCTCAGCCTCACGCTCGGCGAGTGCGTTTGCGCGCGTGATCTGTTCGGTCAGTTCGCCATAGCGCGCCTCCATCTTGTCGTGCTTCTCGCGGTCCTCGGCGCTCAGCGCCTTGTCGCCGTAATACTCCAGCAACGTCCGCATCGCATCGACGAGTTTCTTGCGTTCGTCGTACATGGTTGTCACGTCCATCTGACTACCCCTCCCTCACTCTGAGATTCAGTTTGCGCAGTAGCGTATCGGCTGAACCTTCGAGTGGAGTGTCCACGCTGGGGACGGCTCCGGCTCCGTGATCCTCGCTCTTGTGCTCTGCTTCTTCTACAACCCGGATGGGCCTATATCCTCGCGCCGTCACGCTTGTTCCCTCGTAAGCGGCTATCGACACGGGTGATACCTCGAATAGTCGAACTTCCGTGATCTCGCGCTGATCGGGCTCCCCGTCGCGTCGGTTCCATAGCTGTTTCACAACCTCAAACCCGAAACTCATCTTGTCAACAAGCCCGGCACGAATCCATTCACGGACTTCTTGCGCCCGTGGTGTCGCGGGCGGAGTAAACGAAACCCGCAAACCATGATCGTCCTCGCGCAACGTCAGGGTCCCGTTCTTCGTCCGGCCTAAGATCGTTCCGGTGTCGTGGTTCCAGAAAGCGAACACGTCCGCCCCGTCCTTGATCGTCTTCTTGAACGCCCCTCGACGGATCACTTCCCGAAAGTCGTAAATCGGCGCTTCCTGGTCGAACACCGCCGCGTAGCCCTCAATCTCGCCGCTCGCGTCGTCCGCCCGAATCTCCGTCAGCGCCAACTCCCTGAATTCGCGTTTGTCTTCCATCGTCACGTTCCCCCTAACCTGGAACCACTGTGCATTGACAACCCTGATGCAACGGCGCATGCCCCACGTTGCCATACGAATGCATCGGGGCAGTCTCGCCGTCCTGCGGGTCAACCGTCCCGCCCGCGGGCACGAACCAGCGATCTACCCCTACCACCTGCTGGTCCAGCGACCGGCACAGCGGACACGCATTCGCGTTCGCCTGCCACTTCAAAAGCGTGACCCCGCCGGCCACGAAGGCGACCTTCGCCGCCGCATCCGAAAGTTTGGTGGCTTCCTCATCCCCGATCTTCTCCGGGCGCTTCTCCAACCATTCGTCCAGCCGCTCTTCGACCGCGTCGAAATCTTCGAGCGCCTGCAACTGGCCGATGCTGCCCTGTTGATGCTTGAGGATGAAGGTTCGTAAATAATCCGTTGTGAAAACGGACATGTCTGGCGCTTGGCTCGCAATCTCGTCAGCCGCCGCGCCCCCAACCGACTCAGCCAACGAAGCGAACACCGCGCCCATCGCCGCTTCAATCACCGGGCCAAACTCCGAGTTGTAGAACTGCTCTAACCAGTTGTCGAAAATCGACTTGTCTCGCAACGCGCGCGCCGAGTCGATCTGCTTGCGAATTCCCCGAACCTCGGCACGCACGATCCGTTCTGCCGCATTGCGAACCAGGGGTCTGTAACCCTCACGCAACCGCAGGCGGAACGCCGCCCCCGTTGCCCTGGTTTCGCGTCTGTGCGTGCCCGCTTTCCCTTCCTGCGATTGCTTGGGCTGCGCTTCTTCGTCATCTTCCTTCGCCGGGGCGGACGCTGCAGGCTTCTCGATCTGCGCCTTGACCAACGCCTCAGACTGCTTGATCGGAACCATGTTCAGCGGAACGAAATACTGGTCCCCGCCCTCGACCCGGTTCATGTTCTCCAAGTCCCGAATATCGTTCGGGCTCAAAAAACCCCAATTCATCCCGCTCGAATACGCCCGATAGCGGCTCTCTGTATCGCCGCGCATCAAACCGTCCAGGTTGAATTCCGCAAAGTAGCGCTTCCGGTCTTCCTTCGAGAACAAGGTGTTGTTCAGCGCCGTCTCGAACTTCACCGCCAACGGGCGCGCGACCTTCGTCACAAACTCGATGCCCTGTTGTTCGATGTTCGAGTACGTCGCATGGGTCATGTCCCCGATCATGTGCGGCGGGATACACCAGAAAATCCGCGCGATCTCCTCGATCCCGAACCGGCGCGACTCCAGGAACTGCGCATCGCCCGGCGGAATCGTCAGCGGCTTGAACGTCGTGCCCTCTTCTAAGATCGCCGTCTTCCCCACGTTGGCCGAACTCTTGTGAAGATTCTCCCACGAGTCCCGCAACCGCCTCATCGCGTCCTCGCGACCGTCGAACGAAAACGGCACCTCCAGCACACCGCTGGGCCGCGCCGCGTTTGCAAAAAACTTGCCTCCGAACTGCTCCAGTGCCTGCGAAGTACCGAGCGTCTCGCGCGCGTACTGGATCGGCGAAAGACCGACCACGCAATCCGCGTTCACCAGCATCGCCCGGATGTGCAGAACCTCACGCTGGTCCAACTCCACCTCGCCGCCCGCGGCCTGAAGCATGTACTTCACCCCGTCCGCCTGCTTGTGGACTACCATGTAGGTCGGATGCCAGGGCTGCAAACCGATGACACGCCCGCGACCGTCGCGCTGGAGCAGCGCGTAGGCGTTCCCGTACAGCGCCAGCCAACCCATCATCAACTCACGAAACTCAAGACTCGAGAGGTTCCAATCCGGATACGTCAAACGGTGTAGCACGTCATACAACGGATGGTCGCTGACGATTCGCTTGCCGCGACCGCCGCCGCCCGTCCGCTCGTAAACCTGGAGGGGTATCGTCGAGATGGTTTGTTGCAGAATCCGTACGCAGGCAAACACCGCGGACAACCGGAGAGCCGAGTCCTCCGTCACCGTCTGGCCGCTGTTAGAACTCGCCGCGCCGCTCGGAGAGATCAGATATTCCGGAGCATTAGTGAAATCTGACCAGGCGCGTACGTCAAAACCGAGCAGGCGGCGCGCAAACCGCTGGGCGGGCCGGAAAAGACGCTGTAGTCGTGACATAAAAAAACGCCCCAGTGTCTCGGTGCGAGACAACAGGGGCGAGGCCGTGTAGCGTGGCTCCTGATTCAGTCCTCTGAGGAGGCCGATCCGGCGTGCTCAGAACGACTCGATATGTCTGCTGCGATCCGCTGCAAGGCGCATTGCGCGCCCCGCACATGCCGTTGCAGGTCGGAAAGCGAGCTTTCCAACCTCACAAGATGAGCATATACCACAACTTCCGATGGGATGTCAAGCGTTTTCTGTTGGATACTTTCGATTTTTTCACTCATATCGTCAATACCCCTCGGTGCTCGTAGCAACTCAGGCCCGCACCCTCATTGCGGATCGCCAACTCCAGCGCCATGATCAACGCAACCATCGGGTCGATCCGGTTCGCGCTCTGCTGACGGTCAGGCTTCACCGGCTTGATGTTACCTGCGGCATCCTGTTTCGCCACCATGCTCGAAGCCGCCCAGCGCAACACCGGGTCCCCGTTGTGCTCGAAACGGCCCTCCAGACACATCGTCAGCAACTCCTTCATCGGCGGGCTCATGCTCTGGATACCCTGGCCGAACTCGATCATCTCGAAACCGCCCCGCTCCAACTCCTCACGCAAAACCGAAGCGCCCCAGCGGTCATACGCTACCTGCTTGAAACGAAACCGCTTGGAAAGCGCCTTGATCTTCGACATTACGAAGCCATAGTCCACCGCCTCGCCGGGCGTGAACTCGATGTGACCCTGCTTCCCCCACGCGTCGTACGGAACCCGGTCCCGCTGAATCCGCCGACGCATCTCCGCCTGCGGCAACCATTTCCAACACAACGTCCGGTACTTCTCCCCCGCGCGCATAGGTGGAAATACCAGATCAAACGCCGTCAAATCGTACCTGGCTGACAAATCCAGGCCACCATAACACACCCGTCCGGCCAGATCCTCCTCGCAGAAAGCCGCCGCGCAAGCGTCCCAAACCGCCATCGACAACCACCGCGTTTCCTGCTCCGTCCACTGGTTCAAAAACAACCGCCGAAAAGTGTTCTCGTAAGCCGGGCTCTCCTTCGCCCGCGCGCACTCACGCTCCAGATAGTCCAATTTGACCGAAACCCCAAGATTCGGGTTGGCCTTCGCCCAAACGTCTGGATCGGTCCAGTCCTCGCTCTCGTCCGCCTTCCAGATCGCCCCGTAGAAACTCGGGTCGTCGATCAGTCCCGCGGCCACGCGCTCGGCGTACTCATGCAACTCCCAACAGATCGAGTTCCGGTCCCAGCCGGCCGTCGTAATCGAAATCGACAGCGGTTGGCGCCGCGAGCCCGTCGAAGTGTTCAGCACGTCGAACAATTCCCGGTTCGGCTGCGCGTGCAACTCGTCAATCACGATCCCGCTCGCGTTGAAACCGTGCTTCGTGTCCGCATCGGCGCTCAGAACCATGTAGCGGCCCATCGGAAGGCCCGCTTTCTGGTAGATGATGCTCCGACGATACGGTTTTGCCCGCTTCGAGAGCGCCGGAGCACGCAAAACCATGTTCTTCGCCTCGTCGAACACGATATGCGCCTGCTGCGTGTCCGCCGCCGCAGAATAGACCTCAGCACCCGCTTCCCCGTCCGCAAACGTCAAAAACAACGCCAGGCCCGCGCACAAGGTAGATTTCCCGTTTTTCCGCGGAATCTCGATATAAACCGTCCGATACTGACGGGTCCCATCCGCCCGCCGCGAACCGAAGATCTCACGAATGATCTTCGACTGCCAACCCTCAAGCAAAAACGGCTTCCCGGCAAACTCCCCCTTCGAGTGCTGCAAAAAACCCTCGAAGAAATCCACCGCCCGCTGAGCCTCGGACTCGTCAAACCAGAAATCCGTCATTTGCCTTTATCAACAAGCGTCAGCCGCTTCCACGAACCGGGCGCGAACACCATAAAGGCACCATCGGTTTCATCGTCTTGATCGAAGAAACACAATGCGCCGGTCTCATCGATACAAAACGAGTGAGCATCAATGGTTACATTTTCCTCCGACGTGTTGACATGGTATCTACTCATGCCCGTTCTCCCTTTTTGTTAGCGGTTCAGAAACTCCAGGTTCC